CGGATCCAGACCGGTGTACTGCGTCCACTTCTTGTCGCTGCGGAACAGGCCACCCTTGGCCTTGATGTCGGCGTAGCTCTGCCCGTCGAAGCCGCCGAAGCCGTAACTGCCGGTGAGGCCCTGACCGGTGATCTTGGGCGCGCTACGGCCGAACAGCTTGGCGTGAATGCTGGAGCCGGACAGGATCGAGGCCGTCTTGTCGTTGAAGCCCAAGCCGCGGAAGCTCTTGTCAGCCAGGCCAACCGCGCCCGCGGTGGCAATTTTGCCGGCCCAGCTCTCGCCATTGGCAATGTCCCAGCCCTGATCGAACAGCTCGGCGTTCTTCATCATGCCGGCCACGATCCAGCCGATGATCGGGACCGCGGCGGCCATCGTGGACCCGGCAGCACCGGCTCCCGCACCTGCGCCGGCGCCGGCACTGCCACCACCGACCAACCCGGCAAAGTTCGATCCCGTCATTCCAGCCAGACTCGTTACGTCGCCGAAACCGGTGAGGGTTCCTGAGGCGGCGCCGGCCGATGCTCCGGAGAACAGCCCCTGCCCCCTCGACAGCAGGCCGGCGATGTTGCCCACGTTCTGGCCGCCGCCAGCGGACCCGTTGCCGCCGAACAAGCCCATCAGACTGTCCATGCTGAATCCGCCGCCTTGGCTGCCCCAGCCATTTACAGCCTTCTCAATCTGCGCCTGGATAGGCACCACCAGCTTCTGCTGCAGAAGCTGACGGGCGATGTCGCGGAGCCCCTGCTTGGCCACGTCCTTCAGGTCATCCCACAGGCCCTCGAAGTCCCGCAGGCCGCCAGCGGCAAAATCTGCGAACGCATCTGCCACGTCGTTGACAGCGTAGATGCCAATATCCGCCCACGCCTCCATCTGCGCAGCGTAGAGCTCCATGTCCACACTGGCATCAGCCGCAGCGCGCGCCTGCGCCAACAGAGAGCTGGCAAGTTCGGCGTTGATGCCGGCACCGGCTTGGTTCGCCTCATTGATCGCCTGCTGCATCTCATGCTGGTTCTGCATCTCGCGGCGGTAGCGCTCGCGAGCAGGGCCGATTAGCCCCAGCATCTTCATCTCGGCTGACATGGTATCCAGCAGCGCCTGAGGCGCGGCCCGGTGCTTGTCGAGCTCCGCCCTGGTTCGTGCGAGGGCGTCGGCCGACTCATCCTTCAGCGTGTTGTAGTCGGCCTGGGCGATGTTGCCTGCCCTTAGCTCAGCGCTGAGCTCCTTCAGTCGCTGGGCGTGCTTGGCCTCGGCCTCGGCCAACGGACCCCGCAACGTGCCGGCAGCGAGAGCGGCTTCCTTGTTGTACCCAAGCAAGGCATCGCGCTGGCGCTCCCGAGCTGCGTCGCCTTCTTTGGCAGCCCGCTCGCGATCTGCTTTGCCAATGTTGCCCGTAGGTGAGTACTTTTTCGAGTCCGGCTTGAGCATCGATTCCGGCAACGGCTCCCCATTCTCGATGATCTTCACTTCTGCCGCGAGATCAGCCAGACGTCGTTGCTTCAGTGCTTCATCGATCCGCAGCAGCTCCGCTTCGTCTCGACGGGCAGCCGCGTCCCATCGCTTGGCATTTTCCTCGCTGTTGGAGTTGCCCAGCATCGGCCCCTCCCACCAGCGGGCCTTGCCGGCCCGGGCACGGGTTGCCAGTTCCTTTTGGCTTGCGACGTTCTCCGCCAGTCGCAGGCGCTCCTGCAGCAGGCCGTCGTAGCTCTTTTCATCACGGGGCTTGAACCCCTGATTGATGACGTCCGCGAGACCTCCAATCATTGCGGCCGCTTCTGCTGCTTTGGTGGTTACCGTAACCAGTCCCTGGACGATGGTCCCGAACCCCTGCCGGAAGCCAGGATCGTTAAGCAGCTCTGCGAAGTCGGAGAGCGCAGGCAGCGCCTGGTCGGCTACGGTGACCTTCAAACCCTGGAATGCGAGATCCGCTTCGTTGGTGACCTCACGCAATCGCTCGGTGGCTTTGCTGGTCTTGCCATCGATGATGGCGCCGGCTGCTTCTGCAGCATCCCCCCACTGCCTCATGCCAGCACTGTTGTTGCGGAGCAACGGAATCAGCGCTGAGGCGTCGCTGGCGATGGCCTCCATGTAGAAGGTCATTTCAGACTGGGAGAGGTTGGCTTTCTCCAAGCTGCTGAAGTACAGTCCCAACGCATCTGGCCCCGAAAGCTTCCGCATCTGCTCAGCAGTCACGCCTGTTCGCTTCGCGATGTTCTCGAAGAAGTCAGCCATGGCGCCGCCACCCGTCTGGATGTAGTCGCCAATTTTGTCCTGAACATCCTTGTAGATATCGCCCAGCTTCTCGTAACTGACGCCCACAGTGTTCGCGCCTGCGGCCATACGCTGGAAAACCACCGAACTCGTTCCGGAAAGCGAGGCCATACGGTCGTATTGCACCGAAAGATCTGCCACCTGTCGGGTCCATTGCACGACCGCCGCACCGCCAGCCGCCAACCCAGCAGAGATCGCGAGTCCAACCGCTGTGCCTGCGCGCTTCGCGCTGGCCTGCATGCTCTGCATGCGCTGTTCGAATTGGCGGGCCGCCTTCCCAGCGTCTTTCTCGAAGGAGCCGGTCTTCATCAGAAGATCAACGGTGAGGGTGTAAAGACTCATGGACACTCCAAAAAAAAGGCCCGCAATGAGCGGGCCTTCGGGATCAGATTTCAGTAGCTGAGCACTTGTCGCACTGCCCTGATCTATGCCCGGGTTAGGTAGGGATCTCTTCGAATTCGAGGTAGCCTGTGAAGTACTGCCGGCTCACATTCTCGGCGCTGGGCAACTGGGTGGCGTAGCCATAAAGCGCTGCGCGCGCCGCCAACACCGGGTCGAACACCTTGGTGAGCATGTCGCGGTACTGGGGCACGACGCAGGCCCGCCGGCGGCCTGTCATGGCCAGGGCGACCGCCTCCCAGTCCGTGCCTGCCAGCGCGCCCTTTCTCACCACCTCCGTGGCCCTGGCACTCATCGTGGCAGTCAGGCGGCGATAAGTGGCGCCAGGCACCGTGTTGACTTGGCCCCCCTTCGTGCGGGTGTGCATGCTCGTGTCGATCGTGGCCACCGCCCATCCGTCGGTGATTCCCACGTCCACGGCGCGGAAGATGGCCACCTCCCCCACCTCCACGTTCGCGACCACCGTGTCGATCTGTACGGCCACGCTCGAGACCGGGCCGCTCGCCGGCGGGAACAGCCAGGCGCAGACGCTGCCGTCGGGCAGCCGGATAGTCGTTGCGGTGGCGCCAGCCGCGCTGACCTGCACCCCGGCGGGCACATTGAGGCCGAGGACAGCCACGATACCCGGCACGATGGCCTCGGCCAGGACGATGTTGATGGACAGCGCAGCAGAGCGGCTGATGCGGCTGCGGCGGCCCGGCTTGCCATCAAACAACGCAGCACCCGCATCGGCGGTCAGCCAGGTCCCGCCCACCAACGCCACTGACTGCACGCCGGGCATTCCAAAACCTATCAGCATTGCGGCGCTCCACGTTTCGCGGCGCGAACAGCCGCCTCATTCCGTTTCAGCGCGCGGATCTGCCCAGACAGGCAGTCAATCAACCCCCGTCTCACAGATCCCTGATGCAGTTTGGCAATAGACTCCAGCGTATGGATGGCTCCAGAGACCAAGTGATGGTTCAGGTCGCCTGCCTCGCCCCCGCGCACGCAGACTTCAACGCGGATGACCCCGGTATTAGGATCGAATTGAATGGACACAAATGATCTCCAAGAAGCAAGGGCGATCCTTGCAGAACTGCAGCGGGTGCACGCAGAGTTTGAGGAACTAATGAGAGTCGGTGAGCAGCTGAAGAACAGCCGAGCCTACGCGGTGGAAGAGTTCCGTGACCGTCTCATTGCGCTGAAGGCGTATCTCAAAGAGCGGAGCAAGAACGCAACCATCGACGGCCGAAAGCGCGCCATGACGCGGCTAGAATCGGCATTTTTCGACCCAGCCGTTAGATCCGCGTTGGCCCACTTTGGCCTAAGGGTCAACGCTCCTGCTGCGCAGTGGGTATCGGGCCTGTACGAGTCAGCATCAGACATCTCCTACTACGCGTTTCAGCTCGAAGATCACATCAACGAGAGTTCTGGCTAGCCCCACACGGTCAGCACCACGTCGCCCGTCGCTGGATTGCGCTCTACGCGCCGGACCAGCACAAGCTTTCCAGTGGCCAAGCCGTACCGGCCGTACGTGATCCGCCCAATCTGGCCAGGCTGCGGTGCGAGCTCCTGGTCACCGCGCACGCTGACCCGGTAGAAGAACCGCTGTTCGCGGTAGATGGCCACCACCCGGTCGATCTCAGCCTGGGCGTCGGCGGCGCGCCAGAACAGCGCGATGATCGGGTCCGCTGCGTCCGCACGTCGGTAGTGCGGGTGTAGCGCTCCAGCGCTGTACACCTGGGCGCGGAACAGGCCGGCCAGCTCGTCGCGGCGCCACTGGGGCACATCAACCACGTCGGTAACCAGGTCGGACGCGGACAGCGCCTGGGCGTTCGGGCGGTAGGCCATGCGCCGGGTCAAGTTCGGCGCATCGTCCGGGACACACAGCAGGTCCTCAGCCAAGTCGACCTCGCCCAGGTCAAAGGCCGGCGCGCCGGTGTAGCTCTCCGGCGCTACAACGCGGGTGAATCGCAGCGCGCCATTCGGATCCTGGTAACAGGCGGCGCTGTAACTGGGCAGGATCGCGTTCATCGCGTCGCGACCGGTGATGGCGTTGCCGGCGTAATAGCCGATACCGGCGTACCCAGTCGCGGCGTCGATAGCTGCGCAGTCCGTTGCTACCCAAGCCGACTTGCCAAGCCGGCCCATGATGTCGGCCATCGCCTGCTGCAGGGTCGCCGGCTGCTGCCCGGGCCCCACGCTGGACAGGTCAGCCACCACCGGCGTCACCGGTGGCGACTTCAAGATGAGCTGCTGACCGTCGGGCGACACGGTGTAGGTGCCGGGCTCCATCGTGTCGCCACGGTCCATCACCACGTCCGCGAAGACCGGGCCGTCGGCCACAAACATAGCCGTCGCGTCGGAATTGGCCCCCATCGCCGGCACGCTGGCCACTGCGCCAATCACGACCGGTTGCGGCTTCCACGCCAGACCGGTGATGTTGGGCAGGAACACCCCACGGTTGATGGTGCCGTCGAGGTCGTCGTGGGCGTCCTTGAAGTGCAGTGTTTTGCTGCCGTCGTCGTTGATCTCGATGCGGTCCACCGAAAAGCGGAAGACCGGCACCGTGTCGTTGAGCATGCCCGCCTCCGAACCCATGCGGGTCTGCACGGGCAGGCCGGACACGCCGCCCTGCGCCAGCTCATCCAGCCGACCCTCGGCATCCAACACGGTGCACTCGGCGGCGCTGGTCTGGCTAACCGGTTCCCCGCCCCACGGCCAGAAATTGATCTCGCTGATCAGGTTGATTCCCTCGGCGAGCACCCCCTCGAATCGCGCATTGCTGGGTGTGTCTCCGGGCGCGGTCAGCCAGTCCACGTCGGACAGCCGGACGACATCCACCGCCGGGCTTGCCACACGCCAGCCGGCGGCAGCTGCTGGGCTACGGGCGCCCCACTGGCCAGCGTTGACGGCCATGTTCAGGCCGCCGGCCTCCGATGCTGCGAGCGCAGCGGCGAAGTAGAATGGACCCGCCATGACGAAGTCACGCTGGTGAACCAGCTCGCCATTGCGGTACAGCTTCAGGCGGTTCGGGCTGCCAATCTCGACCAGTAGCCCGGCCGTGTCGGCGCGGCCAACGAACGGAAGGCCCACCGCGGCGGCACTTCCGTTGATGACCAGGCGGCCGCCGGCCAGGTTCCAACCCAGCCCACCAGCAGTGGCACCCGGATAGGCGTCCAGCGGCGCCGAGCCCGTCACGATGCCGACCACCGCCGCCATCTCATCATCGCCCCACACGGCGAACTCCACCCCGACCGTGCCTTCAGTCTGGGCAATGTCGGAGCGGGCCATGCGGTTGAGGTCGGCGGCCGCGGTTGTCGCGAGAGTCAGCCCGCCGTCGCGAGCGGCCAGAAGCGGACCGATGGGTGCCGCAGCGAAGCGACCGAAGGTTTCAGCCATGTGGCCTCACAGAGAATCGAACCAGTCCTGGGCCTCGTCCTCGTCGGAACGGGGCAGCAGGGAATCGAGGAAATGCTTCATGCTGCGCTTGGTGCCGCCCTGGCTGTGCGCGGCGGTGATGTACGCCATAAAGGCAGCGGGCTTGATATGCAGGCTGACGGGGTCGAGGGGGTTGCGCTTGTGGAATTCCCACCACCACAGGAACTCGCGCCGCGTCATCACGGCGCGCAGCTCACCAACCGTCCGGTGCAGGTGCCCGGCGAGGACGTGCCAGAACCAGTCCTCGCCCTGCTGCCTTAGTCGTTTCCCGCCTCTTCCTGGATCACCTCGGCTGCCTCACCGAAGCCGGCGTGCTTCAGGGCGATCTGCTGGAAGCTCGCCGCCACGCGCGGCTTGAGCTGGCCGGCCTGCTTCTCGGTCATGACCGTGCGGCCATCCTCGTCGCAGATGGTGGCGGCGATCAGCTTGGCGCGGTCGCCGTCGGACCACAGCTTTCGGAACTCCGCATCGGGCAGCGCGCGCACGTGGAACTGCGCAGTGACGCCGGGCTCCAGTTCAATCGTGTCGGGCTGCACGTCCTTGGGAGCGAACATGCCCAGGCTCTGGAAGGACTGCAGCAGCGTCTGGGTAGCGACCTGCTCGGTCGCCTGGGTGGCGTTGGTCTTGCTCATTGGCCGTTTCCTGAAGATGGTGGCAGGGCGCGCGGGCCGCGCACGGCTAACACGCGGAGGATCCGCACGCCCTTCCAAAGAAAAAGGCCCGCCGAAGCGGGCCGAGTCGCGCCGTTGCCGTGATCAGGGCGCCGGGCGGTGGGTGGTGACGGCGCCGGAGCCGCGGACGGTCATCGTGGCCTTCCAGACGTCGTTGTCGGCCACGTTCACCGCGAAGTTCTGCACGAACCCCTTGAACTGCTTGGAAACCACGGTGGTCGGCGCGGTGATCACGCCGTCAACCGCGACCGGCAGCGGTACGCCGGCGGTTTCGGACAGCGGCGCGGTGACCAGGAAGTCCACGACTTCGCCCGTGCGGTGCAGCTCTTCCAGTGCCTCGTGGTCTTCGGGGTCGTAGATCACCTCGATGGTGGTGCTGCCGGTCGCCTTGCGGCCGGCCACGAACTGGTCCCATTCGTCGTCGAAATCAGAGATGTCGATCTCCGAGGCCTGGCCATCGGGGAAGCCGACGGAGCGAACGCGGGTCACCTTGATGACCTCGGCGGCGGCGACGGCGATGAAGAGCTGGGTGTGTTTGGACTTCAAGACAGGCATTGCATTGTCTCCTGGAGTGGAGCCCGGTCGCCGGGCACAAAAAAACCGGCGAGCGCCGGCGGTTGGGGTTGCTGCTGTGTGACGGCTACCGGAGTTCCAGCAGCCGCACGTCGAAGGAGATGCCGAAGGCGCCGGTGTCGTCGTCGTCCGGAGTCGGGTTATAGGACTCGACGCTGCCGCGGCGCTCGACCTCGTCGCGGATGGCCACGGCTGCGGCGTTGGCCTGGGTGAGGGTCCCGCCCCACACGGTGATGCGCACCCGCCAGCCGTCGGCAGGCGGCGCCTCGCTCAGCAGGTTCTCCGGGCTGCCACCGACGATGTCCCACACGCCGTAGGGCTGCGCAGTATTGAGCGGCGCAGTTCCGTAGAAGAAGCGGATCGGGTTGCCCAGTTGAGCGCGCACGCCCGCGCTGCCCTGCATCACGGCCTGTATCAACGGCACCATCATTTCCAGCCCCTTGCCTTCATGATCTTGTCGATCGCGTTGCGTGTCTCATCGATCATCACCTGGGCCGCCTGCGGGCCGCGGGCCTCCGCCGCTGGCGTGAGGAAGGGGCGCGCGCGCATGTTCTTCGTGCCGAACTCGAGGAAGCGCCAGTAATGGGCCCAGCCGCTTTGCTCGTAGAGCTTCCCTACCCGGCCCTGCCGGCGGTTGCGCTTCGTGTTGGCGTACTTGACCTTCTTGCCGGTGCGGACGCCCACGGTGAAGTACTCGCCGCCGGCGCCCACCCCTGCCTTGCGCCTGTCCTTCGCGGCGGCTCGGCGCACGACGATCTGCTGTGCCAAGAAGCCGCTGGCACGCGGCGCGCGACGCCGGGCTTCGTCCCGGATCAGGTTTCCACCCTTGCGCATGCCGGTCTGGAGCAGCTTGACCTGCAGCTCCTTGGGCAACTGCCGGAGGGACTGCAACAGGCCTTCGAGTCCATCCACGCGGACGGACTCAGCCACGGGGGATGACCTCGACGCGGCCCCGCCGCTTGTAGGTCCGTGCCGTCTCGCGGCGAGGACATACTCGGATCGGGTGGTGGTACACGCGGACAATGCCGTACGTCGGGTCGGCGGACATGACGTGCTTGATCAGGACGCCGTCGAGGTACACGTCACGCGGCCCTCGCCCGTCACCCCAGCTGTGGATATGGTCAGACATTCTCCCTCCCATGAACGCACCGCAGGCGGATCTCCCGCATGCCCGTGGCGTCCAGCTCCATGGTCTGGACAGCGAACTCGGGACGCTGCCCGTTCGGTTCGCTCTCCCAGATCACCCGCATCTGGGTGTCGATTCCCGGAAGCCAGCGCAGGTTGATGCGGGCATCCGTTTCCGCGCGCTCGGCGCCCGCGGCGACGCCTTCCCGTCCAGGCCCTGTAAGAACCTCGGCGGGCACGTTCGCGAAAACGTCGCCCCACTGCTTGGTGGGCAACCCACTCAGCAGGTCAGGGGCGCCATCAACGAGTGCTTGGAGCGTGACCAGGTGCCGATACCGGCCGGCGTCGGTGCCCACGTCATACCCCCAAGCCGCGACGATGCGGCCACAGCAAAGCGTGAGCACCG